TTTCAAGCAATTGACTGCTGAAAAGATCGCAACCAGATACCACAAAGGCTTTGCCAGACAAGAGTTTATTAAGACTCGACCAAGAAACGAAGCCCTTGATGTGCGGGTTTATGCGATGGCTGCTTTGTCCTTGTTGAATGTCAATTTGTCAAACCTTGCGCGCGCGGTTATCATCAGACAAACCGCTATCGAGGAAGTTAAGAAACAAAGGCCAATCATGTCAGCAAACAAGAATTCGGCTTTTGTGAACAGATGGCGTTAAAATTTGTGAAAATTGTCTAAGGGGTTCTGATGTCAAACCTTTTTGACGCTGCCAATGCGCCAAGTGCTGTTCCCGAAAAGATCGTTGTCGGCGACTTCATTCAATGGAAACGCACCGATCTAAGTTCAGATTATCCTCCAGCATCCTATACAGCAACTTATATTGCAAGGATCACAGGTGGAGGTGCAAGTGAAATTCAGGTTACTGGTACAAATTCTGATGGAATTTATCTATTCACAGTAACAAGTGCAACGAGTGCTGGTTTTAATGCCGGTCAATACCATTGGCAACTTGAGATTGTTCAAAATTCAAGTGGCAATCGAATCGTTGTAGATCGTGGCTATTTCGAGGCCATTGTTGATCTGGATGCCAATAATGCCGACCCGCGCACTCATGCGGAGATAATGATCACAAAGATTGAATCTTTGCTATCTGGCAAGGCAGATTCAGATGTGGCAAATTACTCAATTGCTGGCCGATCTCTCACAAAATTAACTTTTCAAGAACTGATCCAGGCGCGTGATTACTACAAACAAGAACATCGCAAGGAAGAAATTGGCGAGCGAATTCGTAGAGGAATTGCCACCGGATCAACCATTCAGGTGAGGTTCTGATGAACATTCTCGGCTTATTCAAAAGAAAAAAACAAATCAAAAAACGAGTCTATGCCGGTGCAGCAACTGGTCGGCTTTTCTCAGATTTCATTGCAAGTTCACAATCTGCTGATGAGGAAATCCGAGGCGCACTAAAAACCCTCCGAAACCGATGCAGAGACCTGAGCAGAAACAACGAATATGCTCGCAGGTTCATCAATCTCAGCAAAGCAAATGTAGTCGGAGATCGTGGGGTTACGCTCCAAGTCAAGGCTCGAAACGACAACGGATCAATGGATGTTGTCGGCAATTCGATCATTGAGAATGCTTGGAAAAAATGGGGAAGAATTGGCTATTGCACCGTTGATGGCCGAATGTCCTGGGTTGATGCTCAACGGCTATTCGTAGAAACCCTTATCAGAGATGGTGAGGTGCTTGTTCGTTTGGTCAAATATCCAAATGAATTCGGCTTCGCGCTTGAGTTCATCGAATCTGATCTGCTGGACGAAGAATACAATTTGATTCTCTCCAATGGCAATAGGATCAGGATGGGCGTTGAACTCGACAAGTTCAATCGTCCTGTTGCTTACCACTTGTTCACCTCTCACCCAGGCGACAATCAATCTCAATGGATGGGCAGAACTTACAACAGAGTTCCAGCCGATAAGATGATCCATTGTTTCTTGCCTGAAAGAGCAATGCAGACTCGAGGCGCCCCTTGGATGGCTCCGGCAATCTCATCGCTGAAGATGTTGCATGGTTATCGTGAGGCTGAACTTGTTGCAGCCAGGGTTGGCGCATCAAAGATGGGATTCTTCACAAGCCCAGGAGGTGATGGATTCCAACCTGATGATATGCAGGACAAAGTGCCAATCATGGAAGCCGAACCTGGGACATTCCACCAGCTGCCAGATGGCGTGAACTTCACTCAGTTTGATCCGACCCATCCAACAAGCGCATTTGCTGATTTCGAGAAAGCAGTCCTGAGAGGCATTGCTTCTGGCCTTGGTGTGTCGTACACCTCGCTGGCAAATGACCTCGAGGGAGTCTCTTATTCTTCAATTCGTCAGGGCGCTCTTGAGGATCGTGATCAATGGAAGGTTGTCCAAGACTTCCTGATTCAGCATTTTGTCGAGCCTGTATTCCGAGAATTCCTAATGAAGATCATGGAGAACGGCGCGATCAACATTCCAGCCAGCAGATTTGACAAGTTCGCAGATGCAACGATCTTCAGGGCCAGGGGATTCCAATGGGTTGACCCACTCAAAGAGATGAATGCCGCGGTCATCGGAATCAACAACGGCATATTGAGCCTTCAGGATGTTGCGAACCAGTATGGTCGAGATGTCGAGGAAACATTCGATCAGATTCAGGCAGAAAAAGAGATGGCTGCAAATTATGGTGTGAAGCTGGCATTTGAACCATTTGGGGCAAAGATGCCAGTTCAAGCAGAGATTGAGGGAGATCAATCAGCAGATGAACCTCAAAGAAGCGAGCAAGTCATAAATATAAATCCTGACTTCACAATCAAAAATGATCCTATGGAACTGAATCTTAAAATTGAAAACAATGGCAAGATTCGCAAGAAAAAAATCAAATTGATTCGTGAAAATGGAATTGTGATCGGCGCAGAATCTGAAGAAGATGAGGTCGAAGAATGAGCATCACATCAGCAATTTGCAACTCTTATAAGCAAGAAATCATCGAAGGAGTTCATTCTTCATCTGATGTTTATAAGATTGCACTTTATACAAGTTCTGCAACGCTAGGCGCAACCACAACCGCTTATTCTTCAACCAATGAAATCAGCGGAACTGGCTATTCTGCTGGTGGCGCAACTCTCTCAGGGTTTACCTCAGGTCTTTCTGGCTCAACAGCATATCTAACCTTTACAGATGTTGCCATTGCAAACGCAACAATTACAGCAAGAGGTTGCTTGATCTACAACTCGAGCAAATCTAACAAAGCGGTTGCTGTTTTTGATTTCGGCTCAGAAATTTCAAGCGTAAATGGCACATTCACAGTTGATTTCCCTGGTGCTGGAGCATCCAGTTTGATTGGAATTGCGTAATGTTGTTTGATGAAGTAACAGGTCTTTTTGATGACGCTTATGGTCTTTTTGACGATGGCGCTGTTAAAAATGACATTGCATCTGTTACTGGTCAATCAGCAAGCACATCTGTCGGAACAATAAGCGCAACCGGAACGGCATTTGTTTCGATTACAGGAGTTGTCTCTTCTGCGAACACAGGAAATGTATCCGCTAGTGGAGATGCCCTGGTTTCTGTTATCGGTCAAAGCGTTAATGCAATAGCAGGTTTGACTACTGCAAACGGTCAACTAGATGCAACCACATCCATTGATGGAATAACAATAAATTCATCAATTGGCATTGTTACGGCAGCATCTCAACAAGCGCAGACAAGCAATGGAACAATAAGGCAGAAAAAACCAAGTTATTGGCTGAAAAACAGCACTTTTGCTCACATTGAAGAACAAAAGCCAGAAATTATCAATTCAAAAATCACTTTGTCTGGAAGTCAATCAAAATCTTTTGTTACAAAAGTTATCATTCCAGCAAAGATAAATCTTCAAAATGTTTACAGTTTTGCTAAATATAAAAACATTAAAGTTAGTGGAATTGTTAACCCAACAGATGAAGAAATCATTTATTTGATGGCTGCATGATGGCTACACCAACAGAATCCATGAAAGAAGAAGCCCAGCGCGGTCTGGATTGGCGGCGTGAATTTGAGCGCGGCGGTACTGAGGTCGGCATTGCCAGAGCGCGAGACATCGTGAATGGTGCGAATCTCAGCGATGACACAATCGGGCGCATGGTTTCTTACTTTGCAAGGCATGAGGTTGATAAAGATGCTGAAGGATTCAGGCCAGGGGAAGATGGCTACCCATCAAATGGTCGGATTGCTTGGGCGTTATGGGGTGGCGATCCAGGCAAAGCATGGGCAGATCGTGAGTGGGCAAAGATTCAAGGAGATAGATCAATGGATGAGATGCGACCATTCCCAAATGAACACGCTGCAAGGCTAAAAGACCCTGCTCAATATGATTCTTTCGCAAGAGAAAATGATGCCGGTGGGGATGGAATAGACTTTATTTATGGGATTAAAGAAGGCGCATCCGAACTTCAAGCAATCCGGTTTGACAAAGATATATTCACACCATCCGAGGCTAAACAATGGCTTGCAGACCATGATTTTGAGCCTATTTTGTTTGAAGAGGCAACCGAGCGAGTTGCACAAGAAAACAATGCTGAATTAGAATTGCAAGAAGGAGTAACAAATATGGACGAAATAACTGACATTCCTGAGCGCAAAGGTGAATCTAAATTCACTCGAGCAGATGCGATGGAAGTTGAAATAAAGGACGAGCGCAGAGTCCAGATGAGCATTTCATCTGAAACCCCTGTTGCGCGTTCATTTGGCGATGAAGTCCTTGTTCATTCGCCAGAAGCAATTGACCTGAGTTTTCTTAATTCAGGCCGCGCACCTCTGCTGCTAGATCATGATCCTGAGAAGCAGATTGGTGTTATTGAATCCGTTGACCTCGATGCAAATGCCCGTAAGTTAAGGGCTAATGTTCGCTTTGGTAAGAGCGCACTAGCTTCAGAGGTTTATGGAGATGTTGCCGACAACATTCGCGGGAATGTGAGCATCGGTTACTCGATCAATAAAATGGTCAAGTCATCCGATGGGCGTACTTTCCGCGCAACTAATTGGCGACCGATGGAAGCCTCGATTGTTTCGATTCCAGCCGATGTCACGGTTGGAGTTGGCCGTTCGATGGAAGAAATCGCCTCTGAAGCCGAGGTGGAAACACCTCAAGTGGTTCTGACTGAGACTGTTGACGAACAGCGCAACGATGAGCCGCAAATTACCGAAACCCCTGCCGAGGTGGTGACAGAAGTCCGAGCCGAGGTTCTCGAAAGGAAAACTGAAATGAGTAACGATATCAATGTCGCCGTTCAATCCGGCGCTTATGATGCCCCTGTTCAGCAAGCTGCTGACATTGGCATGAGCCGCAAAGAAGAGAAATCTTATTCTTTGCTCCGCGCCATCAATGCTTTGGCAAATCCCTCTGATCGTGCCGCACAACGCGCCGCCACATTTGAACTTGAGTGTTCTGAGGCTGCTCAACGCGCCTATGGTCAGTCTGCCCAAGGCATTCTGGTTCCCGCTGAAGTTCTCCGCACTTGGGGCAAGCGCGATCTGAACACCTCTGACGATGCTGGTCTGGTTCCCCAGAACTATCGTCCTGGTGACTTCATCGATGCTCTGCGTAACGCCTCGAGCGTGATGCAAGCTGGCGCAACCATGCTGACTGGTCTTTCTGGAACCGTAAAGATTCCGAAGAAGTCTGCAATGGCTTCTGCCGGATGGTTCACCGAGGGTTCTGCCGCATCTGAGAGCGAAATGACCATTGGTTCTGTCACCATGTCTCCAAAGACCGCTGGTGCTTACACCGACATTAGCCGCAACATGATGATGGGTGCAAACCCAAGCGTGGAAGCCCTGGTGCGTCAAGACCTTGCCGATGCTATCGGTCTGGCAATTGACCTTGGTGCTTTGGCCGGTTCTGGTTCTTCTGGTCAGCCTACTGGCATCAAGAACACCTCTGGTATTAACAACCCCACCGACTTTGCTGCCGCCAACCCGACCTGGGCTGAAGTGGTTGCAATGGAGACTGCGGTTGCCGAGGACAACGCTTTGCGTGGCAATCTTGCCTATATTCTGCCAGCCGGAATGTATGGCGCTCTGAAAACCACCTCCAAAGCCACCAACCAAGCCATCTTCGTTGTCGATTCTGACGGCACGATCAATGGTTACAGGGCAATCGTGTCCAACCAAGTAACTGCTGGCGATCTGTATTTCGGCAACTTTGCTGATCTGCTGATTGGTATGTTTGGCGGTCTGGACATTCTGGTTGATCCTTACACCGGCGGCACAGCTGGCACAGTTCGCGTGATTGCTATGCAGTCTGTGGATGTGGCAGTTCGCAATGCTGTATCGTTCGCCTTCAATAACGATGGCGTTTAATTGAAATGGGAGGGGTAACACCCTCCCTTTTCTTATGAAATACGAAATAACAAGAAACACGATTACATCTCTAGGCAAAGCGGTTTGCGGAGATGTGGTCGAATTGAGCGATGACGAAGCAAGAAATCTTATGGCAATGGGAAGATGTGTCCCATACCATGAGCCTGAAAATCTTGATCGTTCAATTGGACTAATATCGAGCGAGCAAAAAGTGACTCGCAGGGGCAGACCTCGCAAGAAGGAAGAAGATGCCAGTTGAAACAGATGCAGATCGTTTGATCATGCTTGCTGACTTTGGGCAGTCTGTGACTTATACAGTCCAGGGAGGCTCTGCTGCCACAATAACCGCGATCTTTGACAATCAATATGTTGAGGTTGATACTGGTGGCGAGGTTGGATTTGCAATCCAGCAACCTAGATTGACTTGCAGAACATCTGATGTTGTCAATTGCACCGAAGGCGACACCTTTGTTATTTCTGGGACAACTTATAAAAGCAGGGTTGTTCAAGATGATGGGACAGGCATCACATTGATTTCTTTGGAGAAACAATGAGCCACCTAAGAAAACAAATCAGGGATGCGGTTGTGACTGCTTTAACTGGTCTGGCAACCACATCAACCAGAGTCTATAAGTCTAGGATTTATCCTCTTGAAACAGGCAAATTGCCTGGACTCTGCATTTATACAAAGTCAGAAGATATAAGCAACGAAACAATAAACCCACCAAGGACACAACTTAGGACGCTCGAGGTGATGGTTGAAAGTTATGTAATGGCGAATTCAAACATTGATGATTCGCTGGACGCAATTTCGCTGGAAGTTGAGGAGGCGATTTATTCGCATCAGACTCTTGGCGGTTTGGCAAAGGGCATCGACATCGTTTCATTTGAAGCAGATTATTCTGGTGATGGGGAAAAGGTTGTTGGTGTTGGGCGGTTGACCTTGAGTGTGTTCTACACTACCAAGGAAAACGATTTGGAATCTGTGGGCTAATCCCATAAAATCTTAATATCCTGAAAGGGGAAAAAAATGGCAAATCACAAAGGTTCAGAAGGTACGGTAAAGGTCGGCGCAAATGCCGTTGCCGAAATCAAAAGCTACTCGCTAACCGAGACGGCTGACACCATTGAAGATACCGTGATGGGCGATTCTGCTCGCACATATCAATCTTCTTTGACCAGCTTCAGCGGTTCTCTCGATGTGCATTGGGATGAATCAGACACGACAGGCCAGGGTGCTTTGACCATTGGCGCATCTGTTACTCTGAATGTCTATCCTGAAGGTGCATCGTCTGGCGACACTTATTATTCAGGAACCGCAATTGTTACTAGCGTTGCAGTAACTGGATCGTTTGATGGTATGGTCATGGCATCTATTTCTGTCCAAGGAACTGGTGCTTTGAGCAAAACGACTGTTGCCTGATGAGCAAGGCGATCAGCAGGGCAGTTGCCCATTTCAAATCGCTGAATGTCAAAACTTTTGAAGTGCCAGAATGGGCAGATGATGAGGGCAAACCACTTGTGATCTATGTTGAACCTTTTACGCTAAAGGACAAGACAAGATTACAGGTGGCAGCCAGGACAGGCAGCGAAGTTGATGCAATAGTTGAATTGATTGTGTTGAAATGCTTGGATTCAAAAGGCGAACATTTGTTTACCATTGAAGATAAGCCACAATTGAGGATGTCGGTTGACGCGAATGTTCTTGAACGAATCTCGCAAGAAATAATGCGAGTGGATGTGGAGGGCATCCGAAAAAACTAATTGAGACTCCTGAACTGTTCTTCAAATATTCGTTAGCCGAAAAGTTGCACAAGACGGTTGCCGAAATTGAGGAAATGACAGTTGAGGAGTTCATTGGCTGGCTAAAATATTTCGAGATGAAATCGGAGCAAAGAAGTGGCAACTAAAGATGTCAACATAGCGATTACAGCCTCCGACAAAACTGGTTCAGCATTTGCAGCAGTCCAGAGGAATCTCGGTTCACTAAAATCAAGTGCAACAAGCGTCACAGGCGCAATCG